AACCCAGACAAGACAAAAGATTCAGATCTTGCTAGTTATTGTGAGATAATTTTAAATGGTGGTTACGAAGAAGAAACCACACTATCCGAAAAAGTAGTATGAATTATAGAAAGTTAGGTGCAGTAGTAATGATGTTGTGCATCATGCTGCTGTTACATGTTATTGTTTGGAGGTTTAGTACTGATATACTAGGTATTCAAATCAGCTTCTGGCAGATAATTTTTATCAATATTTTTTTGGAACTATTGAGTAAAGGTTATAGCTTTATATCCCGGAAAGTCCTAGAATCATTCTAAGTTACTAGTCCGGTAACAATCTCATTTTCAGTATAATGGTAGAAAAAAATCATGCTTGGAAAGGGCAGAAAGATGGTTTTGTCCAGGCACTAGAGTACATGAAAGGAAGAAAGGAAGGTAAGATACGTAGTATCAAAACTCCCTGGCCTAAATTTAATGATGCATCTACCGATGGTATAGAGTGGAATACTCTAACTGTTATTGCAGGTAGGTCTGGTGCTGGTAAGACCTTAGTAAAAGACAATATTGTAAACAGCGCATTTGTACTGAATAAAGGTGAAGAATTTAGGATATTAGAATTTCAGTTCGAGATGCTTTCCAGAGTAACAGCATTACGTGAATTCTCCAGTGTGGTCAACAGATCATACAAGGATTTATGTAGTGCTAATGGTCAGCTAGATGATGAAACTCTTATAAAATGCTATGACTATGCAAAGATTAGAGTAAAGTATCCTATTGACGTAGTAGAAAATCCCATGACTGTTAAGGAGATTGAAGAAGTAATCGTTGATTACATGGAAAGTCACATTAATACAGAGGGAGAAGTTCCAAGATACGTCAATACGATTATTACTCTTGACCATTCGTACCTGCTTAAGGTAAACAATGGACAGAATAAGCAGGATATGCTTTATGAATTTGCAGAAACTCTTACAAAACTTAAGAGGAGATATCCTATTGCGTTTATTATTTTAAGTCAGCTTAATAGAAACATTGATAATCCAGAGAGAAATGAAGATGGTAGGGCTGGTAACTATATCTTATCCTCAGATCTTATGGGTGCCGATGCTTTGCTTCAGCATGCTGACGTTGTTGTTGGTCTAAACAGGCCAGGGTATTTCAAGATTCGGTACTACGGTCCTGAAAGATATATTATTGATGATGAAAGAGTTATGGTAATGCACTTCCTGAAATGTAGGAATGGTGATACCAGGATGAGTTTCTTCAGAGGTAATTTTGAAAGCATGAGTGTAGTAGAAATACCGACACCACCGAAACAAGAGAAACGTTTAAATACAAAATAATGATTAAGACTCAAGAAAAGAAGAACCTGCTTGATAAAAAAGCTAGGATGCAGAATCTTGTAGAGTATCATCAAAAAACATTTGAGGCACTCGGTATAGATGATCCGTTGTTTGTACCTACAATGGCATACAAGCCATATACAAAGACTGAATTGCATGTTAGTTTATTTCCAAGTCAGTTAAAGAAAGGACAGGATATTTACACGGAGTTTGTAAATAAAGAATTTGAACCTGAAACAGATGAAAGAACCCTGTATAAGTGGAAATACAATAAATACTGGGAAGAAGAATATGATTCTGTTGAGCTAGAAAATAGCAGTGACCGTAGATATCTTGTTCCAGTTAGTGAATTAGAGGCAGTTGCAGTTCTAACAAAAGTTGAAGATACTGATTCTCAGATAATTACATTTGATACATTTGATGAGATCATGGATCCAGATGAGGACTGTCCTCTAGATAGAATAACCCTTAGAGATTTAGCAGCAATCATGTTGCAGAAACCTGTAAGCAGAAAGAAGTGGCTAAATCAAATAATTAAAAGCTAATGGAAATCGTATTGCCAACAAAGAAACAGAAGCCTGATACATCAAGTCCAGAGAATCTTGTAATCTTTAGTAAGCCTAAGGTAGGTAAGACTACTTTGTTTGCTGATCTACCTGATTGCTTGATCCTAGATTTAGAATCTGGTTCTAAGTATGTTGAGGCTTTAAAGATTGGTGCTGCCAATGTAGATGAAATTAAAGCAATCGGTAAAGCAATTAAGGATGCAGGTTATCCCTATAAGTATGTAGCTGTAGATACAATTACTGCTTTGGAGGAAATTTGTATTCCATTTGCTGAGGAACTTTATTCTCAATCTCCAATGGGAAAGTCCTGGTTTACAGAGGGTAAGGCTAAGTATGGTAGCATACTTAACATGCCTAACGGTGCTGGTTATCCTTGGCTTCGTGAAGCATTCTCAACTATTATTGCTTATATTAAGAAATGGGCACCAAGAGTTATTCTTGCTGGTCACGTAAAGGATGTGCTGCTGGAAAAGAACGGGGCTGAATTCACATCAATGGATTTAGACCTGACAGGTAAACTTAAAAGAATTATCATGCAGCACTCGGATGCTATCGGATATTTGTACAGAAAAGGAGATACCAACATTCTTAGTTTCAAGACCAAGGATGATGTATCTTGTGGTGCAAGACCTACGCATCTAAAGAATAAAGAATTTGAAATTTCAAAAATTAATGAGGACGGCAGCGTAACAGTTGACTGGTCTAAAATCTTCATCGACTAAATTTAAAACCATGATTAGTACAAAGAACATTAAAGAAAACGGATCATCGTCATCTGTATCAAAGACATTATCTCCGGGTAATGCATCTGTAAAAATTTATAACATCCGACTTGAGGCAACACCTTATAATAAGGAAGCTTTCAATATCATTCTAGATGTTGAGGGTCCTGCATTAGGTGATGACTTTGAAGGATTTTATATTGATAAAGATAACCCAGGCTTGGGTCGTCATGATGGTCAGGTAGGTCGTGTAAAGCTTACCGAGTATCCATTTGCAGATGGTATAACTCCAAAGGGTAATGTCATTAAAAGAGATGAGGAGATCCTAAAGGCAATTAAGAATTTATGTAATGAGACTGGGTCATCTGCATGGCTAGATTCTCAAGATGAAAAGCATGATACTGTAGATTCATTAATCAATCAGTTTAATTATGATAAGCCTTTTGCTAATAAGTTTTTGCGTGTATGTATTGCAGGCAAAGAGTATCAGAACAAGGCAGGTTATACTAATCATGATTTGTATTTTCCAAAGTGGTCTAAGGATGGTATAGCATATGAGGGTGCTCATATCGATGAAGTAAAAAGTAAAGTAGTAAAGTTCAATACTGAAGTTCACATCAAGAAAAGCAAGACCGTAGAGGTTAAAACTTTTGGAGAGGGTACAACTAAGAAGTCTCTGGCTGATGACTTTGAGTTGTAATAGTTAACTTATAAGATAACAAAGGGGGCAGAATCAACTGTCCCCTTTAATTTTTTACAGCATGCTTAGTACAAGATCCATAGTATTATCAATAGATGAGGTTCCATCTACTTGGATATATGAATATTATTGTAAGCTAACCGAAAAGCTTACAGGTCAAAGTGTTAAGATGAAATCCTTATTCAATCATAAGGATACGAACCCTAGTTTCTTTATCTATTATAGGGACGGTAAGTATAAATGGAAAGATTTCTCTACCGGCTTCGGCGGGAGTGATGTAAATCTAGTATCTGAATTATATAAACTAGAGTATTCTGATACCGTCCATATGATAATGAAAGACTATTCAGTCTTCCTAGAGAAAAATAAGAATGGGTATTTCCTCAGTCCCATAGTTGAGGAAAACAAATATGAATTGTCTACTGTTGTAGAAAGACCGTGGAATAATCTAGATGCTAACTACTGGATGCAGTATAATATAGGTTCTGAGACATTAGAAAAGTTTAATGTAAGACCTATTGATCACTATGCCTTTACTTGCATTGACAAACCGGGCTTTGATGTAAGAGGTAATTATATTTACGGTTATTATAATTCAAGTAACCAGATATGTAAGATATACCGACCCAAGAGTTCAGATTATAAATTCATAAAAGTCAGAGACTATCTGCAAGGTACTGATCAGCTGCAGTTTACGAAACCGTATCTGATAATATGCAGTTCTCTTAAAGATGCAATGTGTATAGATTCTATGGGATATCCTGTAGAAGTAGTTGCCCCGGATAGTGAGAATAGTATAATCCGCAAGGAGGTAATCAATCTATATAAAGTAAAGTATAAGTCTATCTGTACTCTACTTGATAATGATAAGGTTGGAATGGAAGCAATGGCAAAGTATAACGCATTGTATCAGATACCAGGCATACATCTTAAACTGGAAAAAGATTTGTCAGACTCTGTTAAAGTTCATGGTATTGATGCAGTAGATAAAATCTTGAGGCCAATCCTTAAACATACATTACTGAAATGAGTTGGATATATAACGGAGTCGTGTTCACAGAAGAGATGATTCCTGAAAGTGCAATCGGTTTTATATACATTATGGAAGCAACAATAAATAACAAAGCTGTTGCGTACATAGGTAAGAAAAACTTTTTTGCAGATGTAAAAACCAAGCTTAGCAAGAAGGCACTGCCTACAGATAAGCGTAAGAAGACGTATAAACGTGTACGTAAATCAACATATCAGAACTACTACAGTAGTAATGATGTCTTAAAGCAAGCACATAAGGATGGTATAGTTATCAAGAGATCCATCCTTAAAATCTGCTATTCTAAATCTGAACTGTCTTACAATGAGACAAAGTATCAATTCAAATTTGAAGTTTTAGAATCAGACAGGTGGCTTAACGGAAACATTCTTGGTAAATTTTATAAGCAAAACAAATGACAGACGCAGAAATTGTATCAGCTATGATGGCTGTAAAAGAAGCAGGTATTTATAAAGTAGAAGTAGATTTTTCTGGTGGTGGAGATAGTGGAGACATAGATGAATGGAGATATTATAACGAGGAAGGAGATGAGATTGATGTAGATGGGGACGACCGTACTATAGATATTATACACAAAATTGGAGAACGTATAATCCATCGCCACTATAGTTATGATTGGTATAATAATGAGGGTGGTAGAGGTACATTGCATATGAATTTTAAAGAAAAAGAATGGGACATTGAAGGTGTCCAGTTTGTAGAGGAACCTAATAGTGAATCTGGAGAGTTAACAACTATCATTGGAGAAATTGAAATTTAGATTATGGCACATCCCCATGAACACGCAAAAAGTTCTGTCAAAAAATGGGGTGGTAAACTAGAAGATTACACAGACATTCATGATTGGTTTGATGAAACTAAGGCCTGGTATGGTCATAGTATGCATCGTCTATTCCGTCATCACAGCGAGGGAATATTTGAATGTGAAAGAATCTTTGGTGCTTCCTTCATCAATTCTGATGGCAAGAAAGTTTACACCCGTTATGTTGGAGAACAACATGTAAAAGAAGATTGCAATGGTTACATACCAAGTGCAAGAGAATGGATATTATTTATGAATAATCCACAACCGTGGATGCTTAAAACATTGGATATCAATGACTAATGAACTAAAGTTAACACCAGAGATTTGTGATAACATTCTTAAGATGATGCAGTCAAGTGACAAGGATAACTTGACAGTTGCTACAGAAACAATCAGACATATAGATGTAGTACAAAACCTGCCGTATCTATTGATCATGTATAAAGAAGCAAATACAGAATGTAGGCAGACTGTGTTTATGGAGACTATAGTTAATCAGTTAACTTTAATCTGTAGGCATATAGATTTTAACAGCAATGTTACATATACCTCACTATATAATGAAATTGTATATCATAATGTTTCAGGTGAGGCTATAGACTATTTCCTAGATAAGTTTTCGGTTTCCATAAAAAGAAACATGATGGAATGGGGATTCAGTTTCCTAAGTGATTTTAATTTAAAACTAATACCTATTAAGAATGAATCATCAAGATTCACTAGCTAAGACCAGTAAAGAACTAATGCTTAAAGAACCATTCTATGGTTTGTTTCTCATTAGTTTGAATAAGATATGGTCTGATAAAGTACCTACTGCAGGTGTCGCTAAAAATAATATTAACTATCAGCTTGTAATTAATCCTGAGTTTTGGGGGTCATTGTCTGATCCCCATAAGCTCGGACTATTAAAACATGAGCTGTTGCATATTGCATTCTTTCATATCTGTTCGGAACATCCTGGCTATGACAAGAAGCTGTCTAATATTGCAATGGATCTAGAGATTAATCAGTACATTGATGGTATTAACTTACCAGATGGTGGCTGTACAATCAAGACAGATCCATTTGTACAGTTAAATCTTCCTGAAAAGGTAGGCTGGCATACATATTATGATCTTATCAAGAATGAACTTGATAACAATCCTGATAGCGAATCTAGTCAGAGAATTCAACAGATGATGGATGATCAAGGTTCTGGTCAATCTCATACACAAATGGGAGACATGATACCTGATCACGAATCATGGGGTGAATTTGAAAACCTTAGTGATGCAGAGAAGAAACTGATTGAAAAGCAAACTGAACACGTTCTATCTGAGATTAAAGAACAGGTAGAAAAGTCAAGAGGTAATATACCAGGAGAACTAAAGAGTATTCTAGAAAGATTGAATGTAAAAGAACCACCAAAGTTTGATTGGAAAGGTTATCTTAGAAGATTTACTGGGGGTTCTCAAAAGGTATATACCAAAAAGCTTAGACGTAAGTTTAATAAAAGATTTGAAGAGAATCCAGGTCTGAAAATTAAACAACGCCGGCATATTCTTGTAGCAATTGATACAAGTGGATCTGTTTCAGATAAAGAGTTAAAAGAATTCTTTCATGAGATAGATCACATTAATAAAACGGGTAGTGACATCACAGTAATACAGTGTGATACATCTATAAGTTATATTGGAGAATATAGAAGGGGTCAAGAATTAGTAGTTCACGGAAGAGGTGGTACTAGCTTTGATCCTGTGTTAGAATATTATAATGCAAATACTGGAAAGTATACGTGTCTAGTCTATCTTACTGATGGCGAATGTGATACGGATATAAATGTAAAAGGCAAAATGCTTTGGGTAATATCTACCCGTGGTAGCATAAACAAATCATTAAAAGGACCACAAATTAAATTAAACTAAGATGGCACAAGTAAATTTAAATACTTCAGAACTTAAGAGTTTCGTTAATCATATTGTAACCAACAACAGATATCTTCAGCAGAATGGAAAGATTCCAGTAGCTGTTGCTGTTGAGGGTGAGGCAGGTATCGGTAAGACTAGCACTATTCTAGAGATAGGTAAGTCACTAGGTCTGCATGTTGTAAAGTTGAATCTTGCACAGATCGAAGAGATTGGTGACCTCACAGGTTTTCCAATGAAAGAATTTGAGATTAAGAAAGATGAAGTAACTAAATGGGTTCCTGAGAATACTTTGCCTCTGTATATTCAGAACAAATATATACCAACAGGTGAGAAGAGAATGACTCATGCTGCTCCTGAATGGATTCAAGGTAAAGGTGATGGCGGTATTCTTATCTTAGATGACTATACTCGTGCTGACTCTAGATTCTTACAAGCTTGTATGGATTTGATTGACCGTCAAGAATACATCTCATGGAAGCTTCCAAAAGACTGGCACATTATCTTGACTACGAATCCTGATAATGGTGATTACAATGTAACATCTATTGACGTTGCACAAAAGACTCGTTTCATTACAGCTAATCTTAAGTTTGATATTGACTGCTGGGCAAAATGGGCAGAGTCTGCAAACCTAGATAGCCGTTG